CCTAGTTCTATCCAATTAAGAGTATAGAACTTCTTGTAGGTACCTGACTTAGTCCTTCCACGTAGAGCCTCACGGCCTTTCGTGAAGGAAGTCATTTTACTAAGAGAGGCTATGTAGGCTCCCTCAGTGTACCGCCGCGTTTCTACTGATTGACGGACAAACCCGGAAAATAACCATCCGGCCCATCCATCGTCTCTTTTGTATCTGCTTGGAGTTGCTTCGTCGAGGTTTCCGACGATGCCGACGTATTCGTACTCGAATGAGGGTACGAATACTCGGGCATCTCGTTTAAGCCTCGTAAAGCAATGAAGCCAAGCTGGTAAAAAGCGACCGTCGCAAGTATAACCACCATTACGATGGCTAGCATAACGACGTAATAAATTACAGTAGATATAAAGACAGGTTTGTTCTTCATGGTCAAAATTCCCGAACCTTAAGTAAAAGGGACGTACATTTTGATTCATGAAGAAGTCTGCCCCGCAGCTTTCGTGAAAAGCCCCTTTGCCAAAAGACTTTTCACTGTTCACCTTAAGCCCAAGAAAGCTTAAGGTCGCCATGACATCTTCCATGATGTCGGTGCCACAAATCATGTCATCACCAAAAGTGCTGACAGGACAACGGGAACCACTGAGTTCTTTACAAGCCAGCAGGATACTATGAAAAATCATGGTCTCCAGCTCGAATGTAAAACCGCATCCCATACCAGAAAACTTCTCTAGGGTGTGTTTAGTACCCTTATAGAGCGTGTATTCAGGGCGGGCCCAACATAATAGGTCAAACCAATCTGATGGGACAAAAAGTCTTACCAGATTGAAACTTATTGTGTCGGAAGCGGATGACAAGTCAATCGTGCACAGATCATCGGCAAAAGCCTTTGAAACTAGTTTTCGATTCACTTGCCACTGCGTCTCAGTATTGACGCCAATATTACGTAGCTTCATCTTCAATACACTGCCGATGCCTTTCTGAACGTAAATGTTCAGATCAGTCTCAACAGTGATTGCTCTATGAGTCTTCGCATTCTTGGGAACAAAACTCAGCTCGTTA